TCTTGATGGGTTCAAGGTTTGTATGATGCCATGGATTTGTCCAGAGAATTATGATGCAAGTATTAATGAGATGAAGACTACAGAGGCAGACATCTGTATGGGTCATTTTGAGATCGCTGGTTTTGCAATGTATAGAGGAATGGAAAGTCATGAAGGATTGGATAAATCTTTGTTCGAGAAGTTTGATATGGTTTTTTCTGGGCATTATCATCACCGTAGTAATGACGGACACATCTATTACCTCGGGAATCCATACGAACTTACATGGCAAGATTATAACGATCCCCGAGGATTTCACCTGTTCGACACAGATGAACGAAGACTCGACTTCATTGTCAATCCTTATACTATGTTCGCAAGAGTCGAATACGACGACAAAGAAAACGAGCCGATCGAACTTGATGCGCTCGATTTAAAAGATAAGTTTGTAAAACTAATCGTAGTTAACAAAACTGATTATTATAAATTTGACAAATTCACTCAGAAGCTGTATAATAAAGGATGTGCCGAGATAAAAATTGTCGAAGACTTATCTGAGTTTGAAGATGGAGAAGTTGGTGAAGATATTAACCTTGAAGATACTTTGAGTGTTCTTTCTCACTTTATTGATTCTGTTGAAACTGATGCAGATAAAGAAGCAGTCAAGACATATATGAAAACTTTATATACCGAGGCAATCAATATAGAGGTTGTATAATGTATCAACAAGAAATCCAGTTCTTCTGGCCACTGACTCAACAAAATAATCTTGATCTAGACTTCACTCCATGTGAAGCATATGAAAAAGAGAAACGAGAAAAGCAGTGGGCGAACTCTGTTACATCTGGAATGGTTCTTACTGCAGGAAATGGATTGTCAACAGTAGCATGGGCGCAAATTGATCCAACATATAAGATGCTTCAGGTTCTACCAGATGGTGCTGTTGGCTCATGGGAACTTACACCAAATATGTCTGTTGGTCGTAAAACAAAACCGAAATTATTACATAGAATCTTCACCAAATTAATGCTCGGGTGGGAATGGAAAGATAAATGATCGTATTTAAAAGTGTAAGCTGGAAGAACTTCCTTTCGACTGGCAATTCACCAAACAAAGTTTTATTAGACAAATCACCAACAACATTGATCATCGGTAAGAATGGTGAGGGTAAAAGCACAATCCTAGATGCGTTGTGCTTTTCATTGTTTGGAAAACCATTCCGTAACATCAACAAGAGCCAACTAATAAACAGCATCAACGGTAAGGGATGTGTCGTTGAAGTTGAGTTTAGTATTTCCAACAAAGAATATAAAATCATTCGTGGTATCAAACCAAACATCTTCGAGATATGGATTGATGGAGAGATGGTCAATCAAGATGCTGCATCAAGAGATTATCAAAAAGTTCTTGAGCAACAGATTTTACGTTTAAACTACAAGACATTCACACAGGTTGTTATTCTTGGTTCAGCGTCATTCGTTCCTTTTATGCAACTACCATCGCATCAGCGTAGAGAAGTAATTGAGGATATCCTTGACATTAAGATTTTCTCAACTATGAATCAATTGTTAAAAGAAAAAGCGCAAGGAACTAAGAATGAGATTACTAAGATCGAAGCGGAGATCACCAACGCACGTACAAAGGTTGAGTCGCAAACTCAACTTATTAAAACGATATCGGAAGCAAAAGTGGAATCGCTTCAGAAGATCCAAGATAAAATTGCCACGAATAATCAAACCATCGCAGAGACATCTTCGGAAATTACGACCATTCTCACAGAGATTGGCAATCTTAAAAGCCAAATTACGTCTAAAGATAAAATTGAGGAAGATATTGACAAGGCGAAGTTACTGAAAGGTAGACTATCCCAGAAGATTGAAACCTGCGAACATCACACAGAATTTTTCACAGAGAATGAAGTATGTCCAAGTTGTTCTCAGGGAATCCCCGATGAACATAAAAGTAAAATCCTTCAAGACTTAAACACAAAAATCGAAGATAACAATTCTAAGATTACTGAGTTGACAACTGTTCTTGGAACATTGACTTCTCAGCTGTCTTCAATCAATGCAATTATCGAACAGATTACAGATAAGAACATTGAGTTGTCGATGAAGAATTCCACAGTGACATTACTCAACAAACAGAATACTGAACTTGAGTCTGAACTGCACAATTCTAAAAACGATACAACGAACCTTGACGAAGAGAAGAAAATTCTAAAGGACTTGGCTCAGAATGCCATCGATAAAATCAATGGTAAAAATACATTGCTTGAGAAGAGAAACCTTGAAGAAGTTGCTTCTGTTTTACTGAAGGACACTGGTATTAAAACTGCCATTATCCGTGAGTATCTTCCTGCAATGAACAAATTGATCAACAAGTATCTTAACGCAATGGATACATATATTCACTTTGAACTTGACGAAGCGTTCAATGAGATTATCAAGTCAAGACATCGCGATGAGTTTACATATGCAAGTTTCTCAGAAGGTGAGAAGATGCGTATCGATTTAGCAATCCTATTCACATGGCGACAAATTGCCAAGATGAAGAACTCTGTCAACACGAACCTATTGTTGCTTGATGAGATTTTTGACTCATCACTGGACACAGCTGGAACGGATTACTTCCTGAACCTGATGAACCAGTTCGGTGATAACACAAATATCTTTGTTATCAGCCACAAAGGTGACCAGCTGTTTGACAAATTCCGCTCAGTTATCAAATTCGAGAAGCGAAACGACTTTTCCGTGATCGTATAACCCTACGCTCTGTAGGGTTATTTTTTCCATTTAAAATCAACGACTTACGTAGGGTATTGACATTTAATCCCTATGGGAGTATACTTTAGGTATGAATAGGGGAAAAGATATGTGGAACGACTTTAGTGACTTTGAACTAGCCCAACTCGCTGGAACATACGGTTTACAGGACTATGTGGACTTTAACGACCAGCTGAGACTCTCAAACAGGGAGCATCTAGAAGCGATCCTGACTGAGTATGAGTATGCCCTTGCATGGGGTGTTCCAGAGGGTATTGACTTTAATTCAGAAGTAGCGTATAATTAAGTCTGAATTGAGGAAAACTATATTATGACAATTGCAAAAGTAAACTCCGTTGACCTGTCGGCAAAACTGTTGGCTTCTGAGAACATCAGTGTTCGTCGTGCCCGTGCCCAGACAGCTTCTTTCGACATCACTACACGTGTCCTAACCCTGCCAATGTGGAAAGATCTTTCTCCAGTGGTAGAGGGTATGCTTGTTGGTCATGAGATTGGCCATGCCTTATACACATCAGAAGAATATCTTGCACCGATCCAAGAAGATCGCAAGATCATGTCATACCTAAACGTCCTTGAAGACGTTCGCATCGAGAAGTTGGTCAAGCGTAAGTATCCTGGCATTCGTAAAACAATGACTGATGGTTACAAAGAACTCAACGACAAAGACTTCTTCGGTATCAAGAAAATTCCAGATATCAATACACTTAACCTTATCGATCGCATCAACCTTTACTTCAAAGCTGGTTTAAACTGTGGCGTCAAATTTACAGTTGAAGAAAAGCTGTTCGTTGCTCGTGCAGAAAAGACTGAAACAGTTGAAGAAGTCATCGCCCTTGCACGTGAAGTTTACACCTACTCAAAATCAACAATCAAACAACAACTTATGAATGCTCTTGCAGAAGAGCCAGAGTTGGAAGAAGACTTCAACGACCCCGATGATAATCTCGAGGAAGATGAAGACTTCTCAAACGACTGGGATGATTCTGAGATGCAGGATTCTGACGACACGGTAGATGATACCGAGGATGCTCAGAAAACTGAGGAAAAGAAACAGTCACGTGGTGCTGGCAGTGTCGATGAGAAAGTTGAAGAAGAACTTGAGTCACAAACAACCAAGAACTTCGATAAGAAACTTGAAGAGTTGGCTGACGACAAAACTGAATACAAATACTATACGATTGACGAAAAGGGTTTCACTGATCCGCTCGTTTCGTATAAGCGTATTATTCAAGAAACTACAAGTGTTGATGTTTATGAGAGCCAAGAAGAACAGTTGCGTGTTCAGGCTGAATTCAATAAATTCAAGACAGAGTCTTCACGTGTTGTGAATTATCTAATCAAAGAATTTGAGATGCGCAAGTCAGCAACCCTGTATAAGCGTGCTCAGACTTCTAAGATTGGTTCTTTGGACATGAAGAAAATCTGGTCATACACTTTGAATGAAGATTTGTTCAAGCGAGTTACAACTATGCCACAGGGTAAAAACCATGGTATGATTTTCTTGCTCGACTGGTCTGGTTCAATGCAGAATGTTATTAAGGACACTGTTCAACAGGTTGTTACTTTGGCAATGTTCTGTCATCGTGCTCAAATTCCATATCAGGTTATGGCATTTGCTGACTACGATCTTGAAGAAGGTATGTCTTACGAGATGCGTGTAGCCATGGCAGACAAGCGTCGTGCTTACACTGAATCACTGCCTCAATCTATGTTGAATAACGGTACAAACAAATTTGCCCTTCTTGAATTGTTGTCTAGCAAAATGTCGAATGTCGAGTTCACAACAATGACTCGTCGTTTGAATTCATTCTGGAGATTTCAAAATGTTCGCAACTATGGTTTGGGTGGAACACCATTGAACGAAGCAGTTGGTCATATGGTTTCTTACATTCCTAAGTTCATCAAAGCCAACAACATTGAGAAAATGTCTTTGATCACATTGACCGATGGTCAGGGTTCTTCTTTGTATCCTCATGAGAGATGGGGTCTTGAAGAGTATCGCATTGAGTACGGTGATGGTTACGCAAGTCGTAAGCGTATCAATTTGAAGCATTTTATTCAAGACCCAGTGACCAAAAAGTCATACGAGATTACTCGTTGGGGTCAATCTCAAACAGAAGCAATTCTGCGAATGATTAAAGATCGTTACGATATCAACAGCGTTGGTTTCTACATCTGCCGCAACAGTCGTAACGAACTCAGTTCTGCAGTTGAGAACAATGTTCCTTCTTTGCGTGGTAGCGGTAGCCACTACAATTTGATTGAACAAATGCGTAGAGACTTCCGTGATAAAGGTTTTTATTCTTTGAAGAACACTGGTCGTGATGACTTGTTTATCGTGCCACAAAACTCTTTGAAGATTGAAGACGCTGAGATGGAAGTGAACGAGAAGCATTCTGCCAAACAAATTGCCAAGAACTTCAGCAAGGTTTTGACTGGTAAGAAAACAAGTCGTGTCTTGTTGAACCAATTTATTGGATACGTAGCATGAGTGTTATCGACTTCGTCAAAAACCGTGCGACATTCCATTCTCATATGCAGTATGATGAATCTCGCATGTGTTTTTTGATGGATGCGTATCGTTCCATCGAAACAGGAATCTACTTCATCCTTGATGGTGATGACATTCTCAAAGTTGGAAAGGCAGAAGGTAAGAATGGTTTGAGTGGACGACTTGGTTCGTATCGCTCAAGTCAGGTTACTCGATATCCAAACGATAGAACAACTCAGCTGTTGTTCAAAACAATGACGACTACGCACAAAGACAAAATCTTGTCAATGTACGTGTTTCCGATTCCCATGAGCGAAGTTCTTTTTGAAGGATACACAGTGAAGACATCTTTGGCTCGGTCTTTTGAGGAAACCCTGTCCAGACAGGCGAGGTTGGAAGGGCATTCCATGACCATGTCTGGGCAAGATTAATAACCCTTCCAGTTGTAGGGTTATTTTGGATCCCGTGCAGTAAGGGTTTGCAAGGGTATTGACATTAATTCAATATTCAGGTATACTTATGGTATAGGATGAGAAAAGGAACTGAAATGACTACAAAATTTGCTCGTGAACTTGACAAGCGTCGCCGTAGAAGCGAAGCCATCGATGTAGCAATCAAGGAATTTCGTGAAGCCAAACCCGAGTATGCTTATCAGGCTGGGTTTTTTGAGATGCAAGTAAGGTTGCTGGCTGCAGATTCTGAGGAATCAACTGCCGAACTACTTTCTGCACTACGACGTGCAAAAATGTATTGACTTTAATTTGTAAATGCGGTATAATTTTATTATGAATGATTTTTGTGAAGGAACTATGTGATGAGTGATGCGAAATTTGTTGAGACCTTTGAGTCTAAGTTGTTTGAAACTTTCCCCGATGTTGTTGCAACTGGCATTGTTTCTCGTGCGCAAATTATGGAAATTATGGATACCGTTGGTACCAAGAAATTTCCAAGTTGGTTGATGGTGAATAAAGCTGGTCGTGGATTGTATGCCATCGACGGAGCCAAGGCACCAGTTGTTGGTAATCTTGCAGTTAAACCCGAGGAATCTTTTGTGATTGATTATAGTAATGTTGAATCTTTGATCCCTAAGAAAGATTCCAATTTCGTGCCTTTCGGTAACTATCCAGAACTCGAACAGATCATCAAGTCTGGCATTTTCTACCCATCATACATCTCTGGTCCAACTGGTAACGGTAAGTCTACCATGGTTGAGCAGATCTGTGCGAAACACAAGAAACCTTTGATTCGTGTTAACCTTAACATGATGACAGACGAAGACCAACTGATTGGTTCCAAAACTTTGGCCAATGGTAATGTGGAAATTGTCGAAGGTCCAGTGCTAATCGCAATGCGCAATGGTACTACACTGTTGCTTGACGAAATTGACGCTGGCTCAGCTAACACGCTGTTGTGTCTCCAGCCAATTCTCGAAGGTAAACCATATTACTTCAAACTCAAGAATGAGATGATCACCCCAGCCAATGGATTCAATGTTATTGCAACTGCGAACACAAAGGGTAAGGGTAGCGATGATGGTCGATACATTGGTACCAATGTGTTGAACGAAGCATTCTTGGAGCGATTTGCTGTAACCTTTGAACAAGAGTATCCAGCTGCCAAGGTTGAAGTTAAGATTATCAAGAACCTGATGCAAACTTATGAATGCGTCAACGAAGAATTTGCTCAGACTCTCGTAACATGGGCAGAAGCAATTCGTAAGGTTTTTGATGAAGGTGGTGTTGACGAAACAATTACAACTCGTCGTATGATCCACATCGTTCGTGCCTATGCAATCTTCAAGAGTGAGAAGAAGGCAGTTGAACTTTGTTGCAATCGTTTTGATGTTGCAACAAAACTGGCGTTCCAAGACTTGTTTGAGAAAGTATCAAACCCAGTCGTGACTCCAGTGGCTCAGCCAACCCCAGAGCCAGAGCCGATGCAAGAAGTTCCGTTTTAAACTTGACATTTATTCGGAAATCGGGTATAATTATTACTGAAACTTGAAAAGGAATTACATATTATGTTGAAATTTGCAGATCTTACTAAGTCACAAAAGCAGTTTATCGTTCGTACTCTTGAGAAATTCCCTGAGTATAAAACTGAGAAAACCCTTGGTGCCAAACAGATTCATGCTGCGTACTACGCCATGAAAGATGATCGTGGCGCAACTGCTGAGAAGTTGGGTTACCCTAACTGGTTACAAAGCAAGAATCGTGTAGGTCGTGGTACTTATCAGATGCCATGGCCAACTGATAGCGAATTGTCCAAATTCGCTCAGGGAGTAGCAACTCCCAAGCAACCTAAAGCTGTTGCTGTCAAATCTGTTAAAACTTCTGTGAAGAAGGTTGAATCGGATTCTGATGTTGAAGTGTCTCGTCTTCAATCTATTATTAACGACTCAGTCGAGTTTGACGAAGACGTTGAAGACTTCAATCAGGTTTTGCGTGAGAATGGTATAGAGGTATAATTCTCACACTTAAATCGGATGGGGGACTGCCATCTCCTCATCCGATCTTTTTTATTGATGGTTATTATGGAGATAATATGTCGAAACAGGCTAAATTGCTAAACCACTTACAACGTGGTGCCGAAGTTACTGCTAAGCAAATCGCTGGTTCATTTGGATTGAAAAACCCACACGATGCGATTCATCAGTTGCGTAATCAAGGTTACTGCATCTATGCGAATGCTGCAAAATTGTCCGATGGTACTAAGACTACTAAGTATCGTATCGGTCAACCAAGCAAGCGTATCGTTGCGATTGCGAATGCTGTTGTAGGTGCTTCTGCTTTTACTGCTCAACGTGGTTAATTGAGTGTTTGTGTCAGGGTATTTTCGAGTACTCTGACACATTTTTATCATGAGGATATAATGGCAACTAAAGAAGAAGTTAAAAAGTCCCAAAATGCAACAACTGGTGGGCGAAAATTTGATGGTGGTAAACTTCAATATGGTTTACTTCCTCCGCTGGCATTGAAAGCCACGGTAGAAATTCTGACATTTGGTGCGGAAAAATACGAACCAGATAATTGGAAAGTTGTTCCTGACTCAAAACGTAGATACTTTGACGCAATGCAAAGACATCTCTGGGCATGGAAAGAGGGTGAACAAAACGACCCCGAAACTGGTAAGAATCATTTGGCGCATGCAATGTGCTGTCTGATGTTTCTGTATGAGCATGATGTGAAATATTCTAAGGAAAAATAATGTTTACAATTTTTTTGTTTTTAATTCTTGCTGTCGGTGCCGCTGGTGCCATTGCTATCTTGCTTAATCAGAAAGCACTAGGTGCCATTGTTGGCGTTATCGTCTTTGTTGGTGGTATTCTCTTCAGTTCGTTCACGGTAATCTCGGCTGGTCATACTGGTGTGCAGGTTACGTTCGGTGAAGTTAATCCCATTGCTTTAACTGAAGGTGTGCACTTTGTCAATCCAATCAGTCGAGTTTATGATGTAGATGTACGTCTGCAGAAAGATCAGCTGGCAGGTGCCAATGCTTCAACTAAGGATTTACAGGTTGTTCACACTGACATTGTAGTTCAGTATCGTTTGAATGCTGCCAAGGTTCCGCAGATTTACAAAGAGTTCGGTCTTAATGTAGACGAAAAGGTTCTTGGTCCAGCTATTAATGAATCATTCAAAACTGTAACTGCTCACTATACAAGTGAGGAATTGATCACCAAACGACAAATCGTCAGTGATGAAATTCAACAAATGTTAAAGAATAAAGTTGCTCCGTTCGATATCGATGTTTCTGGCATCAGTCTGGTTAACTTTGGATTCTCTTCGGATTATCAGAAAGCGATTGAACAGAAAGTTATTGCTGTCCAACAAACAGCCAAAGCTGAACAAGACTTACGTCGTATTGAAGTAGAAGCCAAGAGTCGTATTGCTCAGGCTGAAGGTGAAGCCAAAGCGATTAGTATTCAGGCGCAAGCTATCCAAAGTAATGGTGGACAAAATTATGTTCAACTGCAATGGATTGAAAAGTGGAATGGTCAACTACCAACTACAGTTCTTAATGGTAGCAACGGTATGATGCTTAACTTAGGAAAATAAAATGAAAAAGATTTTATATATTATGATGTTATCGTTGGCTCTGGTTGCGACTGGAGTTGACGCTAAAGGTGGCAGTTCTTCTGGTGGTGGCGGACATTCTTCTTCAAGTGGTGGTCGTTCCAGCTCCAGCTTTTCTTCTGGCAGTTCTTCAAAGGGTGGGTTCTCTTCATCAAGCGTAAGTCGCCCATCTGCTGCACCAACAACTCGCACTACCACTACAACAACTACGACTTATGCTCGTAGTTCGAATGGTAACTACTATCATTACAACTCTCCATATATTGGTGGTGGTATGATGTATGGTGGTTGGGGTATGGGTTATGGTTATTCAAATGGTCTGTTGACTGGAATGATTATTGCTAATATGATGCACCCAACTAATACAGTTATGTATGTTGGACCTGGACAGTATAGCAACAATGCTCTATTGTATCCAGATGGTCGTGTTGTTAATCAACAGGGTTATCAGGTTGGCACGTATGTCAATGGTCAATTTACTCCAATGCAAAATGGTCCAATGGTTGCCCAACAGGTTCCTTCCGATGCTGGTGCTACACAAGTTCAGCCTCAACCAGTTGTAATCAACTCTGGTCCAAGTGCCACTGAGATTTTTGGTATGGTTATTCTTGGAATGCTTGCCGTTGTTTTGTTTATTGTATTTTTGGGGATGTTATAATGGGTACTCTTTTAATTATCATCGGTGTTTTGCTCTGTCTTATTTTAATTGTTGCTATTGTAAGGAGTTCTATGTATCCGTTCGGTTATGATTATGATGACGAAGTTGTTACGCATACAACTGTCACAACAACTACGACCAATGAAGGTTCTGGTTACGCCCAACCAACTGGGTTGAATGTAAATGGTATTCCTGTCGTTGGCATTCTCGAACGTCAATGGGATGGTTCAACTCCATTCGTTATTGATCCAGTTGATAACGATAAAATGTTTTTGAATACTAAAGACGATTTGTATGAAGATGGTGCTGGTAAGGTTTGGGGATTGAAGTAATGTTTAATGTCAATAATAAAATCAGAATCTCTGACTTAAAAGTTCAGATCGAAGATCTGAAAAAAGAAAACGAACGTCTGAAATATGCAAATGAAGCATACCAAAAACGTCTTGTCGGTGAAATGGAAAATGCTTCATTCGCTATCGACTGGGATGCTATGAAAGTGTTCTCTGTCGAACGACTTTGGGAGAATGGTCTTCCAAAAACTGTTCTTGGTTATATGCTATCTGAACCTGTGATTACTACAGAGGGTGAGAACGAACAGCGTGTTACATATAAAGACATTGTTCGTGAATGGACTTTCTATTGTTCTGCTGCAAAACACGAAGAACTTGTGAAAGAGTTTAATGACTGGAAGAATGCAACGAAATAAATTTGACAAAAACCTACTTTCCAGGTATAATCTATTATACATAGTAGGTGATCAATTAAAATGAAAAGGAAATGACAAATGAAGTTAAGTAAAAACACTGTTGAGATTTTTAAGAATTTCTCTGGAATTAATATGAACCTACTCTTGAAGCAGGGTAATAAATTATCAACGATCTCTTCACAGAAGAATGTCATGGCAGATACAACTGTCGGTGAAACATTCCCAGCTGACTTTGGTATCTACGATCTTGGTGAGTTCTTGGGTGCATTGTCTGTGTTCGAAGATCCAGAGTTGGAGTTCTCAGATAAGTATGTTACCATCAAACAGGGTAATATGAGCATCAAGTATTTCGCAGCTGCTGCTGAAGCACTTACTGCTCCAACAAAGAGCATTACTTTCCCAGATGCAGAAATCAATTTTACATTGACAGCGAAGCAACTTGATATGGTTCGCAAAACTGCAAGCGTATTGAGCACTGATGACTTGGCCATTGTTGGTGATGGTTCACGTGTTCTTGCCGTTGTTGGTGACAAGAAGAATGCTTCTGGTAACTCTTTCAGCGAAGAAGTTGGAACAACTGATAAATCATTCAAGGTTAATCTGAAGGTAGAAAACCTGAAGATGCTTCCTGGTGATTATTCAGTGAGTATCTCTTCAAAGAAAATCTCTCGTTTCCAGGGTGCTGGTGACTTGGTGTATTATGTTGCTGTTGAAGCGGATTCTACATTCGAAGGTTAAATGATTGTCACCTCGTCAGAAGAAATTGAAGATCTACTTCGAGTAATAGAACTTGGCGAACAGTTTAAAGAGAAGTGGGGCTACAACCCCACTGACAATTATGCATGGCGTGAAGTTTTAACATTTAATTATCTGCAACAATACTACCCAACCATAACTAAACTTGGTGGTAGATACGGTGCCGATGGTAAGTGTTCTGAGTTGGGTCTATCATGGATAGAGCAGAAGTCTGTTAATGTTTCAAAACGTAAACGCACTTCTGCCTACAACTTTGATAAGATTTATTTTGAAGTTGACACATCTGAGAGTAGAATTAAGAAGTTAGATTCTGTTGACTCTTTTATCTTCTCGATGTTTGATGCAGAATCAGCTGACCATCCATATCCTATACATGTTCTATTCATTTATGAACATGACAAGGTAAATGCGATGAAGCAGTTGATTCGAGATGAGATTGCCAGACAGGCTGGTAAGCGTAAAAGAGAAACAGTTGAAATGCGTTATGTTGTTTTTCAGCATCTTGCTGAGAAATTTGGTATTGAATCCCCTGCTAATTTTATGGAATTTTTATTATGATTGAATCACGTGAAGAACAGTTTCTCTGGGTTGAGAAGTATCGCCCACAAAAGATTGACGATTGTGTGTTGCCAGAAAGCATCAAGAAAACCTTTCGTCAGTATGTAGAACAGGGTGAACTTCCACACTTTCTGTTCACTGGCACTGCTGGTGTAGGTAAGACTACAGTTGCCAAGGCACTATGTAATGAGATTGGTGCAGAATACATTATGATTAACGGATCGGACGAAGGTCGTTCAATTGACACTCTCCGAACTACAATCAAAGGTTTTGCTTCCACAGTATCATTGACCGATGCCAAGAAAGTCATTATCATTGACGAAGCAGATTATATGAATGCTGATTCTATTCAACCAGCCCTGCGTTCGTTCATTGAAACCTTCTCTGGCAACTGCCGATTCATTTTCACATGTAACTACAAAAACCGTATCATTGAACCGCTGCATTCTCGTTGTTCCGTCATCGAGTTTAAGATCGACAACGCAGACAAGGCAGAAATCCAAGGAACATTCTTCAAGCGTGTAACTCAAATCCTTGCGCAAGAGAATGTTGACTACGACAAGAAGGTTGTTTCTGAACTTATCGTGAAACACTTTCCTGACTATCGTCGTATTCTAAATGAACTTCAACGATATTCTGTTTCTGGTAAGATCGATGCTGGCATCCTAGTAAATGTCAACGAAGAATCTTACAAACTGTTGATTAAACAGTTGAAAGAAAAGAACTTCACCGAAGTCCGTAAGTGGGTTGCCAAGAACACTGAACTTGGTTCAGCTCCATTGTTCCGTGAACTATACGATACTGCCATCCAGTCTATGGATCCAGATAGTATTCCGCAACTTATCCTAATCCTTTCTGAGTATCAGTACAAGTCTGCATTCGTTGCCGACCAAGAGATAAATATCATGGCAGCATTGACCATGATCATGGCTCAGTGCAAATTCAAGTGAGGATGATATGGACATTCTAATCTATATGGGAATTTTTGCAGTTGGATCACTCTATGGTTGGCATCTTCGTGAACGATATGCTCAGCGTAGAATCGATAAGATACTCAAAGAAGTGCATCAAGAAGTTGCTGCAGATTTGATTCCGATTCATATTGAACATACTGATAATATGTTTTATGTGTACCACAAAGATGACCATAGTTTTATGGCACAGGGTGAAACACGCAGAACACTTGAAAACAATTTGGCGACACGTTACCCAGGAAAACGATTCGCTGCTCATGATGATAATTTGAAAGAGGTAGGTTTTAAATGACACCGATACTTACAGAATTCCAAAACGGCACTCGTAATGCACGAGTTTACAAAACAGCCAATGGACAATATGGCGTATTAACATTTGAAGCTGAGTCCGATTACAATGGTTTTGAAGTATTCGAGTTTGAAGAACTCGCAGAAGATTATGCGGAGGACTGGGTAAATGGCACTTTCTCCATTTGACTTTCTAAACGCAATCAATTTAACAAAGGAGAACTTATTTACAGATCCACAGGCTAACAAAGATTATAGCCCATGGATGGTGAACAAGGGTTTGTCTTATTTTCCAGACACCATCTTGCATGCCAATGAGATGAACGGTAACTATTCCATCCCCAAGGAATGGCAATTTTCATATTACCTAAATACTATACCAAAGAAGAAAAGGTTTAGTAAATGGGCAAAAGCCGATCCTAAGACCGCTTCTCTTAAACTCGTTATGGATTATTATGGATATTCCATCGAGAAGGCAAAACAAGCAGTTAATGTTCTGTCAGAACATCAGTTGAGTATGATAGAAGAACGACTATATAAAGGTGGAAAATAATGACTGTTGAAATGATTTATTACGACTGGACGCCAGATTCCATGCTTGAGGTGACATTACCAGAACCAGATAACTTTCTGAAGGTTCGTGAAACACTGACTCGCATCGGCATCGCTTCCAGAAAAGAAAAGAAACTTTACCAATCCTGCCATATCTTACATAAGCAGGGTAGGTATTTCATCGTTCACTTTAAGGAACTGTTCGCATTGGATGGCAAAGAATCGAACATTACTTCTGGTGACATTGAAAGACGAAATGCGATTGCGTCTCTCTTGGAAGACTGGGAACTATTAAAAATAATTGCCAGTGCCAAGTCTGACCCAAAGGCATCTCTTTCTCAGATTAAGGTTGTATCTTATAAAGAGAAAGACGAATGGGAACTTGTTCCTAAATATAACATCGGTAAGAAAACTAAATAATTTTATAGGACTTAAAAATGATTAAACTTGAATTGACAATTGACCAAGTAAACACTATTCTTGCTTCATTGGGCAAACAGCCATTCGAAGCAGTAGCTGGTGTTATCACTGAGATTCAAAAACAGGGTGGTCCACAAGCTGCAGCTCTGGAAGCAGAAGCTGCTAAAGCTGACAAAACTGCCTAAATAGAATTGACTTCACCTTAGGACCGCTAAGTACGAAGTGTTTTAAAGCTGGTGTGACATTACGACACCGCTGGATCCAGTAACCAGCACAATGTATGCCTTTGGGATACATAACTTTATAACTTAACTCGCTTAATAGGAGAAAACAAATGGTACATAAATTCATTCCAACTATTTTTGGTGAACACTTCAAAGACTTTGATAAAGTTTTTGTTGGATTCGATGAGCAATTCTCGAAGATGCAATCTCTGCATGACGAACTCACTAAGAATATCCCTAACTATCCTCCATTCAATGTTCGTAGAAACGGCAACACATACACGATTGAAATCGCTGTAGCTGGTTTCGCTGATTCTGAAATCGACATTACTATCGATGGTGGTAAGTTAATCGTTAAAGGAAACTCTGAGTCTGTAGAGCCAGAAGGTTCTGACTACTTGTTCAAAGGTATTGCCAATCGTGCGTTTACACGTGCATGGGCTATCGGCGATCAGTACGAAGTTAAAGACGCTGAGTTGTTCAATGGTGTATTGAAGATCGCTCTTGATCAATTGATCCCAGAAGAAAAGAAAGCAAAGAAAGTTCCAGTTAAGTCTGGTTCTGGAAAGCAGTTCTTAAGAGAAGGTGAATAATGTCTATTCTAAAATCCATTAAGGGTTTTATTATGCACATTATTGATTGTTGGCAAGAAGCAAAAAGATTACAAGCAAAGGAGTATACAAAATGGCACTCCTAAAGTTTTTATCTAAAGTCTTCAAACCAACTAACCCACTAGAAGAATACATTATTAGTAAATACCCGCAACATACTGGTGATGTTGAGCACTGGACTCGTAGATATTACGAAGGAGAGGCTAGAGGGTTTTAAAAACAGGGGACGCAAGTCCCCTTCTTACGTATGATACCAAGAAAATTAAAAGCACGAGATGTCAAAGTTATTGTTGAACATTTGACTAGTCTTGAAGGTGAAGACCGTCGCCTACGATTTGGTGGTGTAGTTACCAATGACTACATTACAGATTATG